TACGTCGACGTCGTCCCCAGCATGAAGGGATTTTTCAAGTCGGTCGAGGCTGATGCTAAGGCTCAGCTGCCCAGTATCGGGCAGAACGCCGGCAAGGACTTCGCGAACGGCCTGCGCTCTGGCGTCGGCTCCAGCGGCGCACAGGTCGCGAAGTCAATCAGTCAGCCTATCGATGCTGCCGCCACCGAGGCGAAAAACAGCGTCGACAAGATGACGAAGAGCATGCAGGCCTCGACCGGCGGTATGCAGAAGGCCGCAGAGGGCGCGGGCCGTAGCTTTACGACGATGGGCGCCGAGGCTGGCCGTAGTCGCGGCCCTATCGAGTCGGCGAAGCGCGACCTTGACGAGGCCGCGCAGGCAGCAGAGAAGGCCGCGAGGGGCACGCGCGAGGCGGGCTCGGGCTTCTCCTCTATGGCCGGCTTCGCGCAGAGCGCGATCGCGCCTCTGGCAGCAATGGCCGCAGCCGTCGGCATCGGAGGCTTCGTCTCTGAGGCTATCGCCGCAAGCGACGCCACCCAGAAATTCGCAGACACCCTCAAGTTTGCGGGGATTGATCCGGATCGGATCGAGGAGCTGGGAGCCGCCGCGCAGAAATACGCGGACGAGACCGTCTACGATCTGTCGGATATTCAGGGGATCACGTCGCAGCTCGCAGCGAATAACGTTGAGGGCTTCGACAAGCTCGCGGAGGCGGCAGGCAACCTCAACGCCGTCGCGGGTGGCTCTGCCGAGACGTACAAGCAGGTTGGCCTGGCGCTCGTGCAGGTCAACGGGGCTGGAAAACTTGCCACGCAGGATTGGAACCAGATCGCGAACGCGATCCCTGGTGCCAGTGGCAAGATTCAGAAGGCCCTGCTCGACGCGGGCGCCTATACCGGGAATTTCAGGGACGCTATGGCCCAGGGCCAGATCAGCGCAGAGGAATTCAACGAGGCGCTCCTGAGCCTCGGCTTCGATGAGGTCGCAGCGAACGCGGCACGCGACACGAGCCGTATCGAGAACGCGGCCGGCAACCTGCAGGCAACCCTCATGGGTGGCTTCAAGGATCTTATTGACTACATGAAGCCGACAATTACGGACTTCATGGGCTGGCTGTCCGACATGTTCTCGAACGCTTTCGACTGGATCTCCGAGCATAAGGATCTGCTGGTCGCCCTGGGTGAGGGGATCGGGATCGCGGTCGCTGCGTACTGGGGTTTCTCAGTGCTCACGACTGTGATCGAGTGGATCAAGAACACCACGCTCGTGCAGGAGTGGCTCAACGCGGCAATGGCTGCGAACCCCATCGGTCTTGCGGTCGTGGCTATCGGAGCGCTCATCGCCGGTCTGATCTACCTGTATAACACCAACGAGGACGTGGCAAACGCGATTAACTCGCTCGGTGCAGGCATCGCGGAGTTCTGGACGAACAACGTCACGCCGATAGTCGACGCATTCGTCGACTACACGAAGAACACGCTCGTACCGTCGATTGAGTCGGCGTGGGGCATCCTCACCACCGGAGACTACGACGGGAACCTTTTCGGCCTTGAGGAGGACTCGGCGCTCGTTGACTTCTTCTTCACGCTGCGCGACGCGCTCCTCGCCGTCGGCGAGATCTCCTACACGGCGTGGACGGACAAGATCAAGCCTGCCCTTGAGGCGGCGTGGGACTGGATCTCTGGCACGCTGTGGCCGGGCCTCCAGAACTTCTGGTCGACCGTACTGCAGCCGCTGTTTGAGGGGATCGGCTCGGGCCTCGCGCTCGCCTGGACCGCGATTATCCGACCTACCCTCATGGCCCTGTGGACCATCGTCTCCCGCGTCATCTGGCCTGTCCTGAAAACCCTCTGGGAGAACGTCGTCAAGCCCCTCTGGGAGGGCTTCGCCTCGGCAGTCCAGTCAGCCTGGGCCGTGATCTACCCGGCGATGCAGGCGCTCGCGGGTTTCTTCCGTGACACGCTCATGCCCGCGCTCTGGTCCTTCTGGCAGGACGTTGTTGAGCCGGTCTGGACAAACGTCTCGACTTTCATTCTCGCTGTCTGGGACAACGTTCTGTATCCGCTGTTTGACCTGCTGGCGACGGTCGTTTCGGGAACTATCGGCCTGGCTTTCGAGGGGCTGTGGACAACCGTAGTGACGGCCTGGAATGGGATCAGCTCGGCGATTCAGACGGTCTGGGGCATTTTGTCCCCGATCTTCTCTGCGATTGGCAGCGCGATCTCCTCGACGCTCGGCCCGACCTTCACTTGGCTTTACGACTCGGTCATTAAGCCGGTTTGGGATCAGATCTCGTCGGCGGTGCAGACAGCATCATCCGTCCTGATCGACGTCGTCTTTCCGGCGATCAAGAACGCGATCGGTGGCGTGAAGGAATCGTTCGAGTCTTTCCGTCAGTCGGTCGAGTCTGTGTTCGAGAAGATCAAGGGCGCAGCAGCAAAGCCGGTCAATTTTGTCATCACGACGGTGTATCGGGACGGCATTAAGGCGGCGTTCGATACGATCGCGGCGAAGGTCGGCCTCTCCGTCCGTCTCCCCGACGTGAAGCCGATCCCTGCCTACGCGACCGGCGGCGTGTTCTCGACGATGACGCCCGGCTACTCGCCAGGCAAGGACATCTACCACTTCTACTCGCCGGACGGTGGCGGCGCGCTGCGCCTGTCCGGCGGCGAGGGCATCATCCGCCCCGACGCTCTGCGAGCTCTCGGCGGGAAGCCTTGGCTCGACAGGGTCAACGCCTCGCGCGGCTCCGGCCTCGCGACCGTCGGAGAGACCGGGCGCCGCCGCGGCGAAGTCGCTTTCGCTAACGGTGGCATCTGGAACGCGGTGAAGGGCGGATTCTCTGGCGCCCTGGACTGGGTCAAGGAGACCACGGAGGCGGTCGCTGAGATCGTCACCGACCCCGCAGCCGCAATCGCAAACTTGGTCATTAAGCCGGCGCGTGATCTGCTGTCCCCGAAGGACGGTAGCTTCTGGGAGCAGGCGGCATACGGCATCCCGCCGATGCTGTTCGACGGCCTGAAAAGCATGTTCACCTCGAAGGTGAACGAGTCCGGGCTCTCGGGCGGCGCGGGCCTCGTCGGCGCAGCCATGAAGGCCGTTCTAACGGGCGTACCTTACGTCTGGGGCGGCTCCGGCATCCCGCCCGGCCTCGACTGCTCCGGCCTCGTCTACTGGGCCGCGCAGCAGCTCGGCCTTGGCTGGCCTCGCCTCACCGCCGCCGGATACCAGTCCGGCTCAACACCCGTCCCTTGGGGATCCGCCACACCCGGCGACCTCCTCTACTGGGGATCGCCCGCCTGGCACGTCGCCGTCTACGCCGGCAACGGACAGATGATCGAGGAACCGCGCCCCGGCCTGAGCGCTCGCAAGACCGCGATCTGGGGATCTCCCACCGTCGGGCGCTACGGCGGCGCACGCAAATACGACCGTGGAGGCTGGCTCCCCGACGGAGTCACCGCCGCAGTCAATCAAACAGGGCAGCGCGAAGCGATCCTCACCGCCCGCCAGTGGGCCGACGTGTCCGCGCTCGCGGCTAGTGGCGCGGGTGCTGGGGTCTCGCTGGAGGGTGCCCAGGTCAATCTGGTCCTTGATGACGGCGTGCGGTTCCGCGCGCACGTCGAGGGGATTAGCGCGGGTGTCCTCGCTCGTAGGAAGCAGCTCGCAGGAAGGAGCCGATGATGACGCGGACAAACCTCTGCCCTAACCCATCTTTTGCCTACGGCACGAACGGGTGGTCGAGGTACGCGCCGTCGTCGCTCCGGATCGCGTCTGATACTGCTGCGTGGGGCGGGCACCAGCGGCAGTCACCTACCTATCTGGTGGTCGACGTGCCCGCGCAGCTGCAGGGTCAGGTCGCTACGCCTGGCGTGTCCCCGGTCCCGGTCTCGGCGGGGCAGGCGTTGGCTGTGTCGGCGCTTGTTCGCACGAGTCCTGGGATTGGCCTCGCTGTCCGCGTCGAGTGGACGGTCGCGGGCCGGAGTCAGGCAGCGCCCGCGCCGCTGCTGCTCGCGTCGAGCGCGGAGGGCGACCGTCCGACGTGGGTCCACGTGGCCCCGGCGGGCGCCACTCAGGCGCGCGTGCGCTTCGAGGTCTACACCTCGGGCGCGCGCGATAACAAGCCAGGGTGGCTACACCTGGACGACGTGATGATCGTTGCGGCGGCGACCGTCGAGGAGGCTGTCGCTGACGCTGCGGCCTTCTTCGACGGGGACACACCTCAGCAGAGGATCGGCTACACCCAGCGCGCGATCACTCACCAGTGGACGGGCTCGAAGGGTCTGTCTACATCGCGCGAGGTTGAGGCCGCGCTGGATATGACACGGGAGCCGGTCGCGGTCGTCGAGGACGGCCAGGCCCCGCGAGTCCAGGTCGTCATCCCGGCGGCGCTCGCACCTGCGGGCACGGCATGCTACGTCGAAGGCGTCGCCGCGACGGGCTTCAAGTGGATCCCCCGCGCGGGCGTGTGGACGGGAACAGGCGAGCAGCGGGTGATCGGCGATTCTCTCGCGCCGATCAACACAGAGTTCCGGTACAGGCTGACGACGTCGCGGGGCGTCGAGGTGGAGTCATCGCCGGTCGTGCGCCGCTGGCGCGGACTGTCCCTCATGACGGATACGGCAGGCAAAATGCCGGTCAACCTGCTCTGGCAGGGGACCGATCAGCGCGAGAAGAAGATGAGAGTCACCGAGCACGAGGTGCCCGGAAGGCCGACGCCGGTCATGGTGTATGCGCCGACGATGGGCGCGGGCACCGTCTCGCTGACGGCGCGCACGAACCGGCGGGATACTCCGGCGCTCGATCTCCTGCTGGGCACGCCGACCCCAGTCGCACTGTTCCACAACCCTGAGCACTGCGTGCAGTGCCAGGCAGGCGTGTGCGACGTCGCCCTCGTGACGCTCATGTCACCGACATCCGTCTCGATGGAGCGCGCCCCAAGGATCGACGTCGCGGAGCGCACATGGACGATCAAGGGCACGATCACGTCCCTGCCGCAGGCATCGACTCTCCTCGCTCTCTCGACGTGGGCTGACTTCGACGGTCGCGCGATCACGTGGCAGGCGCTCGACGCGCGCCGCCTCACGTGGGAGGGCTTTGATCGCACGATCTGGCAGGAGGAGAGATGAGCCTGACCGGCCCGGACGCGCGCATCCCAGACGACCTACTGCACTCCGCGTACACGCTGCAGGCGACGGTCGAGTCGTGGCTAGGCGACGAGTATCTCGGTGAGGTACCCGTCGAGGACGGCTCGGTCTCCTGGGACGCGACTCAGCAGGTGCAGGGCTCGCTCTCGCTCACAGTCCCGCGCGTCGGGTCGGCGAGTGAGGATGAGTCCTGGAGGGACTGGGATCCAACGGACCCGTCACACCCGCTCGCGTGCTTCGGTCAGACGCTCCACGTCTCATTGACGATCGCGTCGGTGATCCCCGGCGGCGGATGGTGGGACGTCCAACTCGGACGATTCATCATCACATCAGTCGATCCGGGGCCTTCGACAGTGCGGGTGACCGGCAAATCGTTGATGCACCGCCTCGAAGAGGACAGGCTAACGACGCCGCTTTCCCCCATGTGGAACGGAACGCTCGCATCCGAGATCCGTCGCCTGGTCGGCGGGCACATGGGCGTCGTGATCGACACCGGCCTCGTTGATCGCTGGTGCCCCTCGATGACATGGGGAGAGTCCAGGATCGACGCGGTCTACGAGATCGCGAAGGCATGGCCCGCGTCGATCCGCGAGGGCGGCGACGGCATCCTGTACGTGACCCCGCCGGTCTCACCGCCGGTCTCGCAGCCGAAGCTGCGACTCACGGACGACCTGGACGGCACAGTCGTCGGCGTCTCGTCCCAGGTCTCGCGCGACAAGGTATATAACCGCGTCGTCGCGCGCGGCCAGGACGGACACGACGAGGGCGCGCCGGCGTTCCAGGCGGTCGCGGATCAGACGACTGGCCCGATGAGGACCGACGGACCCTACGGAATCGTCCCCCGCTTCTTCTCCTCGCCGCTCATCACGTCGCAGGAGCAGGCACGGAAAACCGCTGAGGCGATGCTCGCTGAGTCGATCCGCAGAAAAGTCAAAGTCCCAGTGGAGCACGCACCGGATCCGCGCGTCGCGCTCGATCAGCCTATCGAGATCGTCACGCAGCCTGTCCTAGCTGCTGAGCCGAAAACCCTCTGGGGCCTCGTGACCGCCTACGAAGTTCCCCTCACGTACAAGGGGACGCAGAAAACCGACGTGGAGGTGACGCTATGACGGTCCGCGTCATGGACTTGATCTCCTCTACGCCGGATGATCTGCCTCCCAGGTACGGGTCGGACAGGTCAACGACGGCGATCGCGCGGATCGTCGACCTCGTCGAAGGAGGGCGCCAGCTCATTGTCTCCCTGTACGGAGGCGCCGGGGTCCAGATTCCCGCGACCGCCGTCAACTGGGCGGGAGTGAAAACCGCGCACGTGCTCCTCGATCCGGACACGGGCCGTCCCGTCCATGCGCTCGGGCCTGCCCCGTCACCCGAAGGGCCGCTCCCGGCGGTCCCGAAAACTCCCGAGCCTAAGCCGGTCGCACGGCACGCGGTGCTCACGCCGCAGTGGATGGGCACCTGGATACCCGGCGGCTGGTCGCGGTACGGAGACGGCGGAGCCTGGCAGGGCACCAACCCCGCAGGCCAGCGGCTCCGGGGCCTCATCACTTATGGGCGCCAGCTCGAAGCACTCGGCACAATCACAATCACCCGAGCGCTGCTCACTGTCCGACCCGCGGCGCACGTCCCGCCCTGGGCGCTCGTGATTCAGCCCGCCGCCTACTCGGAGTCGGGTCCGCAGCCCATCGGCGCGACGCAGACGATCAACGTGAGCGCCGCGCAGGCACAGGTCGACATCACGGCCCTGGCAAAGACGATCCCCGCTGGCGCTGGCCTCGCGCTCGTCGGCGCGGCCTATGGCGGCATCATCAAGGGCGGCGATAGCGCGGCCCTCCACATCGACTACACAGAAACGCTCACAGTTAAACCCGTAGAAAGGCGTGCGCAATGAGCTACCAGGACCAGCGCGGACACAAGGTGCCCTCCCCTACCGACCCGGCCCGTCGGCAAGATCTCCTCGACCTGTCATTGTCCATTCCTTCGTACAAGGCCTGCGCGTCCGAGACCGCCGCCTCCCAGTACGTCGCCGCGCTCGCGGGCGTGGGCCTCACCGCGTCCACTGCGCAGCCTGTGTATGTCTGGAGGACTGATCTGAACGCTATCCGCGTGTGGGATGGTCGCCGCTGGTCGGGCGAGTCAAATCTGCAGATGGAGTTAGCGGCAACAGGAGACGTGCCTGTCGGCAGTGGCCTGAGCGCCGGCGTGCGGAATGGCCTCATCAAGGCGGGCAGGGTCGCGACATCGGCGACGGAGGTTGCATTCGGGAATCTGTATCTTGACTTTGTAACATTCCAGACGCCTTTCCCGACCGAATGCGTGTCTGTCACGCTCACGCCGTTGTATGGGACGGGGTCGGGAGGCTGGAACTTCAAGAATGCCCAGCAGTTCTGCCTTGACTCGATGACCAGGAATGGCTTCCGTGCGATGCTGCCGGGGGTCACGACCACAGGCCGTCACGCCTACTCCTGGGTTGCAGTCGGCTACTGACACCCC